GAGGCCATGTCGCGGCGGCGGCAGCGCATTGTCGCCGCCATGATCGCATATGCCGACCGGAACATCGCGGCCCTGGGCGAGGACGAGGTCCTCGCCCGGACCATTTATGCCGAAGCGCGTTCGGAACCTGAAGAGGGCCAGATTGCCGTCGGCTATGTCATCATGCACCGGGTGGCGCTGGCCAAGGATCACCTTGCCGAACACGGCAAGCCGCATAGTTTGTTTGGCGATGGCTCCATCGCGGGCGCCTGTCTTGCGAGCTTTCGCACCTTTCACCAGTTCTCGTGCTGGAACGAGAACGACCCGAACCGCCAGAAGGCGCTGAAGGTCGATCACAGCGACCCGCGGTTCTGCCGTGCCCACCAGCTCGCCCGCGACGTGATCTCAGGCAAGGCTCAAGATCGGCTGCCCGAAACGACGCACTACTACAACCCCGATGCCGTGCGCATGCCGGGCTGGGCTAAGGGTCTGCCATTCGCCTCCATCGGTCACCACCGGTTCTTCCGGTACGTGCCATGACCAATCCGCTGCGGACCATCGCGACCGAGGATGACGGCGATCGGGTGTGGTGCCCGATCCGCATCGGCTTCATCATCGCGTTTGCGTTCATGCACGTGATGGTCGCCGTCGCCGTGATCGTCAAAGGCCAGCCCTTCGATCCGATCGCCTACGGCACCGCCGTTGCCGCGATGCTCGGCGGCGTGGGCGCGGGCATCTTTTTCAACGGTCAATCGGAAGCGCCGAGGGGGCAGCAATGAGTAAAATCTCAAAGCGAGTGATGCGCGGCTTAAAGGCTGACGCAACCGAAGCGGATATCGAGGTTCTCATCACGATCAAGGAAGACCACGGGTACGGGAACGAAGAAGCGCAGGACATCGCCGATCATCTGGCCAGCGAGACCATGAAGGTCATTGCGACTGCGCCCGGCATCCGCTGCCCGCTGTCCAAGATCAAGGTGGGTGGTCGCTGATGTCCGGTTTGCTCCCCACCGTATCGCCCGTAACGTCCTATCTCACGCTCATCAAATGGGGCTTGATCGGCGCGTTGCTGATCGCCGTGCTGGTTGGCGGCATCGTGTTTGTCAATCGCGTCAACGGCTGGCGAGCCGACAGCCAGGCGCTGCCGGCCGTGACCGACGCCCGCGATGCCGCGATCAAAGAACGCGACGACGCGCGTCAGGCCAAGGCTGATGAAGAAGTGAAGTTCGTCGGCACGCTTGGAAAGCTCGGCGAGCAGTTCGGTAAGCTGCAGGGCGATCTCGTCAAGCTGCAGTCCCAGATCGAGCGCGACCGCGCCGATCGCCAGACAGCCTACAACAACTTTTTGGAGGTTACCCGCAATGTCCCGATTGATGCTCCGCTCGGCAGCGATGGCGATCATCTCGTTCGTCGCGGCCTGCTCGACCTCCTCCGTAACCCCGACACCGGACTACTCTCCCGCGGTAGCGGCAGCGACGGCGCGGGTGGAGACGGTGCTGGCGTGCCCGGAGCCGCTCCCCTCTCTCACGCTGTGCCCGGACAACCAGCCGGCGCTGACCACCAAGACGGGAAAGCTGTGGTGCCCGCCGCCGGCCTGGGTGGTCGACAAGGTGCGCGTCGCTCCGCTGAAGGACGCCACCGCCGCCGCGCTCACCTGGGCACTGGACGAGCAGGAAGGACGGCTGACGCTCGATCAAAAGTTCGGCAAGCCCTGCCGGGACAAGCTGAAGTCATCGGCTATGTCAGCGCTCGGCGCTGTGGGAAACAACTCGCCTCCGAAATGATGACGATGGCGCTCATCTTGTCCGGGGCCAGCGTGATCTATGGATGATGTCGATGCGGCGCAGCGCTTTGAACAGGCTCGGCGAGATGCTGCCCTTGCGCATCTGCGCGCCGAGCTGTCCGCCGCAGAAATGTCCGCTGCGATCAATGGCGACCGCGAGTGCTGCAAGGATTGCAGCGATCCAATTCCGCCAGAGCGACGCCGGGCAGTTCCTGGCGCGACACGCTGCACGTCGTGCCAGGAAATTCACGAACGCACTATGAGAATGCGGGGACCATAATGTCGCCTGAGAACACCATCCAACTGATCATCGGCGCCCCAGGCATCATTTCGATGTTGTGGCTGGCGGCCAAGTTTTTCATCGAAAAGACGTCGCAGGACCAAGCGGAAGACGAAGTCTCTGCCGCGGTTACGAAGCTCGAAAAGGACAGGCTTGATCCGCTGCGCAAGACGGTTATCGATCATGACCGGCGCATCATCGCCATTGAGCGCGACATCAACGCACTGCCGCAGGTCGATGAAGTTGCAAAACTGAACGACAAGATCTCGGATATCGCCGGCGACGTAAAAGCGCTCGCTGCTGAAATTCGCTCCCTCCACCAAAGCCAGGATCGAAGCGAACGGGCGCTCCAGCTCGTCACTGAGAGCCTGATGACACCCAAGTCTTAGCGAGTAGAGCATCATGACGCCTTTTGAGATCAAGCTCGCCGAGCGCCGCCGTCTTCTTATCTTGCAGTTTCTGTATCGTGCAGGCTGTCAGGCAAGCGACCGGGAACTCGAGATCGGCCTAAAGGCCGTCGGGGCGCGGCAGGGACTGACGTTGCAAGCCGTGCGCGACGATATTCATTGGCTCGGTCAGAAGGAGCTTGTCGCGTACGACGTGATTACCGATGGCGCCGCTGATCCCGACGAAGAGGAGCGCGTCTACTTCGTGGCAAAAGTCACCGATGAGGGTATCGCCGTCGCGCAAGGCAACATCACCGTAAAAGGTGTGCGCCGCGCCATTGATGAGGCCTGAGCGATGGTCCAGCGCTCCACCATCGAGCAACTACCGCCAGAGCAACGCGTTCGTGTTGATGCGCTATGCGCCGACAAATCGCTGACGCTAACAGAGTTGCGGGATCTTCTCGCGCAAGAGATCGGAGAAGATGCCCCGTCCCGGTCTGCCCTTGGTCGATATCGCAAGTCTGTGGAACAGGTCGCTGGCCTGATGCGGTCCTCGCGCGAAGCCGTGAAGCAATTGCGCGCCGACCTTGGCGACCTCTCAGACGATGATCAGTCCAAGCTCAATTACGAGATGGTGCAGGAGCAAATCTTCAGGCTTCAAATGAAGGTGATGTCTGAAGGCGAGGATGCTCACATCGACGTCAAAGAGCTTCGCGGACTTTCGGATGCTCTGTACCGGTTATCCGCAGCGCGAAAGACTGACGCTGATCGCATCGTGAGGATCAAGCAAGAGGCGGCCAAGGAAGCCACACAAAAGGCAATTCATGAAGTCGAGGCCGTCGCCGCGAAGACACCTGGATTTTCGGCGGACACTGTCGCCGCCATCAAAGAGCGCATTCTTGGAATTAAGCCGTCATGAGCGCCGAGCCGATCGGCGTGCTCAGCGGCGCGCCACTGACAGAGGAAGAGTGGAAGCGCCACCGGATGAACGCGGTGGCGTCGCTGCCTTCATGCCTTGAGGGTAAAGACCTTCCCGACATCCTTATGCCGTTTCAGGTTGAGCTGCTCCAATCGACGGCAGTCAACCAGTTAACCGTTGCTGAAAAGAGCCGACGCACGGGCGCGACCTGGGGCGTCGGCGCGGACGCGGTGTTGACGGCCGGCGCGCAGAAGTCGGCGGGTGGAATGGACGTGCTCTATATCGGGTATAACCTCGATATGGCCCGAGAGTTCATTGACACATGTGGGATGTGGGCGCGCTCCTTCGCGCCGGCTGCCACAGCAGCCGAAGAATTCGTTTTCCCGGATGGTCAGGATAAAGGCGTAGACCGCTTCATCCAGGCGTTTCGCATCCGCTTTGCGTCCGGCTTTGAAATTGTCGCGCTGACGTCCCGCCCGCGGTCGCTTCGTGGCCGGCAGGGTTACGTCATCCTCGATGAGTTCGCGTTCCACGATGACGCTGATGAGCTGCTGAAGGCCGCGTTCGCCCTGTTGATCTGGGGCGGCAAGCTGCTTGTGATCTCGACGCATAACGGCGCCGAGAACCCGTTTAACAAGCTCATCGAAGACATCCGGTCCGGCAAGAAGATCGGCTGCGTCGTGCGCTGCACCTTTGATGAGGCTGTCGAACAGGGATTGTTCCAGCGCATCTGCCTTGTGACCGGCAAGGAATGGACCCCCGAAGCTGAGGCAGCATGGCGTGCGAAGATCCGCAAGAACTACGGCTCGCACGCTGATGAGGAACTTGACTGCGTGCCGAGCCTCGGCAGCGGCGTCTATATACCGCGCGTTGTGATCGAGGCCTGCACCATCAAGGATCTGCCGGTCTTGCGGCTGCAGTGTCCGGATGGGTTCACGACAAAGCCTCAGGATTATCGCGAGAAGTTCGTTGCAGACTGGCTAAAGGAGCATATCGATCCCGTCATCGCTCGCCTAAATCCGCGCGATCGACACGCCTACGGGCAGGACTTTGGCCGTAATGGCGACCTTTCGATTTTTGTTCCGGTCGCGATCGGAGCAAATCTCACGCGACGCGCGCCGTTCGTCATTGAGATGCGAAACGTCCCGTTCGAACAGCAGAAGCAGGTTGTCTTCTATGTGACCGAGCGGCTTCCCCGCCGTGGCGCTGGCAAGTTCGACAAGACTGGCAACGGCGCCTATCTGGCCGAAGTCACGATGCAGAAGTACGGCGAGGCGGAAGTTGAGTGTGTCCAGTTCAGCCAGCACTGGTATCTCGAAAACGGTCCCAAGCTGAAAGCGGCGATTGAAGATCGCTCGTTTGAGTTCCCGGCCGACGATTATCTGGTGTCGGATCTGGCAATGGTGAAGCTGATCGCCGGTGTGCCGATGGTCCCCCACGGCGTCCACAACGATGATCGCGATGGCGGCGAGCGTCACGGCGACTTCGCGCCAGCGGCGATGCTCGCCTATGCCGCAAGCCTAGTCGAGGTCGGAGAGATTGATTTCGCCAGCACTGGCCCGCGCCAGACACACAGCGACATGGGCGATGGACGCGGCGAAAACTTCACCCATACCGGCTTTGGCACGGTCGCGGGTCACAACGACTTTGGAGGATTTTAGATGGCCGACGAAAAATCGGCGGAGAACGCCAAGCCGGTGATGGAGGAGATCGCCGTCTCGGGCGATGGCCGCGATATCACGAAGCCCTATATCGGTCCGCTGGAAATCAACCAGGACAGCGTCATTGCGGGCAAGGGCGCGGGGATCGAAATCTATGAGGAGGTGATGCGCGACGATCAGGTGTTTTCATGTTTTCAGCAACGGCGCCTCGCGGTGATCTCGCGCGAGTGGCAAGTCGATGCCGGAGCCACCGATAAGCAATCGGTGATGGCCGCCGATTTCTTGCGAGAAATGCTGTCTTCGCCGACGCTCCTCTTCGACAACGCGTGCAACAAGATGATGTACGCCACGTTCTATGGGTACGGCATCGGCGAGACGATGTGGGCGCAAGACGGGCGCCACGTCTTCCTAGAAAAGATCCAGGTGCGCCGTGCGCGCCGGTTTCGGTTCGACACGTCTGGCGGGCTTCGTCTCCTCACGCGCAGCGATATGGCAACCGGCGAGTTAATGCCGCCCAAAAAGTTCTGGACCTGGACGGTCGGCGGCGACAACGACGATCTTCCTTATGGGCTTGGCCTCGGCCATCACTGCTATTGGCCAGCATACTTCAAGCGCAACGGCATGAAGTTTTGGCTGATGTTCTTGGAAAAGTTCGGGGCTCCAACGACGGTGGTAAAAATTCCGCCCGGCACCGAGAACTCTATCAGGGATAAGGCGCTTGCCGCCGCGCAAGCAGTCTCCACCGACGCCGCCGTCGCCATCCCCAACAATATGGTGCTGGAGCTGCTGGAGGCGGCGCGATCCGGCGCAGCTGGATACGACCAACTCTACGACAAGATGGAAGGCGCGATCTCCAAGGTCATCTTGAGTCAGACTATGACCACCGATAACGGCGCGTCGCTATCGCAAGGCAAAGTCCATTTTGAAGTGCGGGAGGAGGTTTCGAAGTCGGACTCCGACCTTCAGTGCGCATCGTTCATGGCGGGACCGGCACGCTGGCTTTCTGAATGGAATTTTCCCGGAGCCGTGCCGCCTCGGGTTTATCGGCTGTTCGACGATCCCGAAGATCTCGACAAGCGCGCAACGCGCGACAAGACGATTTACGATATGGGCTTCGAGCCGAGCGAAGGTTATGTACAGGAAACCTATGGAGGCGACTGGACGAAGCGTGCGCCGATGCCGACTGTGATTGGCCCCGCTTTCGCCGAGGCTGCGCCGAAGACCGATACCATCGGCACCATTGCCGAGCTGCTCGCATCGGAATGGGAACCTGTGATCGCACCGATCAAAGACCAAGCGCAAGAAGCTATCGATAAGAGCTCATCGTTTGCAGATGTGCGGCGCGCGCTCGCCAAGATCGACCCAGACGTGGATGCGCTCGCCAAAAAGATTGAAGGCGCCACTTTCCAAGCGACGGCCGGCGGTGCGATCGGCGCTACCGTAAAAGACAAGCCGAAAGCGCCCTGAAATGCCAGAACTCGTCGTCCGCAACCTGACGCCGAAAGATGCTCTGAAGGCGTTCGCGAAGCGTCTAGATCGGCCGGCGCCGGAATTTTCTTGGCTCGATCTATGGCAGCACGAGCATTCCACTGCGTTCACGGTCGCCAAAACCGCTGGCCACGATGTGCTTGGCGATATCGGCAGTTCCATCGAAGATGCGATTGCGAGTGGCGAGACGTACGAAAGCTGGTCGAAAAAGCTCATTCCAATTTTGCAGGATAAGGGATGGTGGGGAACGGGCCCCGCTTACGATCCTGCGAGCGGCAAGTGGGTCGAGAGCCGGTTGGGATCAGTGCGACGGCTCGATATCATCTACGACACCAACCTTCGGCAATCTTATGCCGCCGGCCGCTGGCTCCAGATCGAGCGTAATAAGGCCGACATCCCGTACCTCATGTACAAGCACAACTTCAGTCGGCATCCGCGTGCCGAACATGAAGCGTGGGACGGCATATGTTTGCCCGTGGATGATCCGTGGTGGCTGTCGCATTACCCACCCAATGCCTGGAAGTGTCACTGCAGCGTGATCCCGGTTTCGGATGCAATGTTTGCGAGGCTGGAGAAATCAGGCCGCATCAAAATGGAGGCACCTGATCTGGGGGCTGTCGACTTCACCAACAAGCGCACCGGCGAGGTCACCCGTGTCCCGAAAGGTATCGACCCCGGGTTTGGCTATAACCCCGGCGTGGCGCTCCTGAGGGCGTTAGGGGGCGATATCGGCTTTGCCGAGCGCATCATCCGACGCCAGCGCGCCCGGTTGTCCCTGATGCGGGGGAGTCTGCGTTGCCCCGGGGCATGACGCCTCCGTCAGGGGAGCCCGCTGGCGGCCATTTTGCCCCCGGGCCGCTCCGGTGTTCGCGCGGGTCGTTAACCGTGCCTTTTGAACCCCTTTTGGGGCCTCTGGTGAGGGATGCCGGGCTTTCCTCCCCCTCCGCTCCGCCTCGCAAGGCCGCACCCCCTCCAAAATGGGCCCGAACCGGGGTATGAAAGTTCGGCGCCCCGCTTCGACGCCAGCCCTCTCCGGTCCGACGCGCATCTTCCCCGCCAGCCTCTATCGCCTTTGAATTTTTTCAAAGGCCACGACCCGTCCGGCTCAGGCCATGTTACGGGCCATGACGCTGAAAAACCCCTTAGTGGACATCTTCCGCGCTGGCCGTCACATCGCGATGGACGGCCGCGAAGTTTCGTTTTCGGACGCTGACCTTGCCAAGAGCGCTGCGGCCTACGATCCGGCCAAGCATGAGGCGCCCGCGGTCATCGGTCATCCTGAAGGTAATGCGCCCGCCTATGGTTGGGTGAAGAGGCTTTCCGTCTCGAATGGCACGCTGGTCGCTCAGTTTGGCGACGACATCGACGCAGGCTTTGTCGACATCGTGCGCGCCGGCCGATTTAAAAAGGTCTCGGCATCGTTCTATGAGCCGAACAGCGCAAACAACCCGTGCCCCGGCACATACTATCTCCGGCATGTCGGGTTTCTCGGCGCGCAGCCCCCAGCCGTGAAAGGGCTTCGGCCCGTTTCTTTCGCCGATGGTGATGCGGGGCTTGTCGAATTCGCCGATGGCCCGGACATGGGCTGGGTGCTCGATACGGTCGGGCGTCTCTTCCGATCTATCCGCGATTTTCTCATCGCAGATAAAGGTCTCGATGAGGCCAACAAGGTCATCGCCGATTGGGATGTCGGCGCCATCGAAGATGCGGCCACGCGGGCGCGCATCGCCAACACCGAAGGCGCGGTGAACCCCGCGTTTTCCGAACACAGAGAGGAGCCCAAGGTGGGCGAAAAAACCGCCGAACAACGCGAAGCCGAATTGGCCGCGCGCGAGGCTGCGCTTAAGCAGCGTGAAGATGACGCCAAAGCGAGGGACTTGTCCTTTGCCGAAGCGGCCAAGAAGGTCCGCACCGACGCCGACGTGGCACTGGTCGATGGCCTGGTCAAAAAGGGCGTGCTCGTTCCGTCCGCGCGCGATGGTGTTCTCGCCTTTATGGCGGGCCTGGATCACGAAGGCACCATCTCGTTCGGAGAAGGCGATGCCAAGAAGGAGCAATCGCCACGCGATTACTTCCGCGGCCTGATCTCGCAGAGTGGCATCGTCGTGAACTTCGCCGAAGTATCGAAGCCGGATGGCGAGGTCGAAGGCGTCCCGTCCGATCAGCTTGCGTTCGGTGAATTGCTCGGCACCAAGGCGCGAGCGTACGTCGCCGAACAGGCGGCGAAGGGCATCGCGGTCAGCCCGGAAGAGGCCGTTCGTCACGTCCAAAAGGAGATGGAACCCAAATGAACCCCGGTCTGACGGTTACCAGGATCGCCGTTGGCGCGATCAAGTCTCGGCGCTTCGTGCGTCCCTCGAAGACCGGCGATGCGACGGTCAGCGATCAGCACTATGTGCAAGCGTCGGCCTCGTCCGATCTTATGATGGGGGCAAGCGTTCCCAACATCGACGCCGCGGATGGTGACCACTTCGACGTGGTTCTTGAAGGCCTCGCCGAAATCGAAGCCGGAGGCGCCATTGCTGCCGGCGCGTATGTGACGTCCGACGCAAACGGCAAGGCCGTAACGTGCACGCCAGCCGCTGGCGCGAAGGCACAGAGCGGCGGCACTGCCTATTCAGCCGCGACCGCCGACGGCGATTTCATCCTCGTTCATCTCGCCCGCACGCAGGTCACCACGCCCGCGGTGGCTGGCTAACCGCGCTTGGCGCAGGAGATTTTTATGTCCAGAACGCCTTTCACTGTTTCCGCCGCGCTGACCGGTATCGCGATTGCGTATCGCAATGCCGAGTTTATCGCCGATCTGGTTCTGCCCGAAGTGACGGTGCTGACCCAGGAATACAAGTATCTCGAATATCCGGCCGACGAGCCGTTCAATGTTCCCGACACACTGGTCGGCCGTCGCGGCAAGGTCCCGCAGGGCGAACTCGGCGGCGTCGAAAAGACCGGCGGCTGCAACGACTTTGGCTTTGAAATTCCCGTGCCGGTGCGCGACATCGATGCCGCCCTCAAACTCAAAGTTCCGAACCCGCTGGACCGCGCCACCGCGAAGGCGACGCAGTTCGTCGATATCGGTCACGAACAGCGCACAGCGGCGAAGGTTTTCGCGCGCACCACTTATCCGGCAGCGAACCGGACAGTTCTCTCTGGCACGAGCCAGTTCAGCCATGCGAGCTGCGATGCGCTGTCGCTCGCGTTGTCGGCACTCGACGTTCCGCTCGTGCGCCCGAACTCGCTGGTGTTCGGCCAGGGCGCATGGACGGCATTCCGCAAAAACCCGACCATCGTCGCAGCGACGAACAGGAATTCGGGCGATAGCGGTGCGGCTTCCAAGCAGGCGGTTGCCGAGCTGTTGGAAGTCAAGAACATCTATGTCGGTGCGGCGCGCTACAACACCGCGAAGCCGGGCCAGACGGCCAGCCTCAGCCGGTTGTGGGGCAACCACATGGCGATGCTCTTCATCGATCCGATGGCGGACCCGATGGGTGGGCTCACCTTCGGTTGGACCGCGAAATACGGCCAAACCGTTGCGGGCACCTATACCGACAGCTCGATCGGCGCCTACGGCGCGGAGGTTGCGCGCACGGTGAAGTGTCTTGACGAAAGAGTTGTGGCGTCGAGCTGCGGCTACTTCTTCGAAGACGCGGCGGCGTAGGGAGCGCTTCGCATGGCAAAATTGACCAGCACGTTGATCGCCTGCATTGCATTGACGGCGATCCATCACGATGGTGAGATCTACAGCGAAGGCGACAGCATCGAGCTTCCCGACACCCTTTCCAAACGTATGATCAACTCGGGCGCGGTCAAGCTCGCCCCTTCGTCCTCGCCGCTTGAGAACACGGGCGATAAAGGTGGCGGTAATTCGTTGCCGACCGAGGGCGAAATCGATGCGCTCGGGTTCGATGCTCTTGGCCAGCTTCTGACTTCGCAGGGCATCGACCCGAAGCCGTTCGGTAGCAAGGACGCGCGGCGCCAGGCGCTTCGCGACCTGATCGCCAAGTCGAAAGGGCCCTGACCGATTACGCGCGGTGGAGCAGCTCGGTAGCTCGCAAGGCTCATAACCTAGAGGTCGTCGGTTCAAATCCGACCCGCGCAACCAAATTCCCCCGAGAGCGAAGAGGGCGCGCCGGTCAGGCCACGGTGGAACCAACAAGGGCAAAAGCCCGGCGCCTACGAGAGTGAAAGGGGGCGGTGATCGGCCTGGATCGCCGTCCCCACTTTGATCGAGAGCATCCGGGAGCGGCAAAGAATGGCGTACGCCACCAAGCAGGACATGATTGACCGCTTCGGGCTTGAAGAGGTGATCGCCATTACCGATCGCGCAAACCCGCCCGCCGGTGTCATCGATGAGAGCGTGTTGACCAAGGCTCTCGAAAACGCGACTGCAGAAGTCAATTCGGAAGCCAAGCTCACCGGCATCATCAATCAGACCGAACAGCTCGCCAACATCACATGCGCCATTGCGCGCTACCATCTGTCTGACCCGTGCAGCGACCGCGTACGCAAGGACTATGAGGACCAGCTCGTCTTTCTGCGTCGTGTTGCTGACGGCCGCTCGCTGCTCATTGGTCAGGATGCGGCGGCACCGGCCACCCAGCCAGCCGACACCATCATCGTTACGGCTCCGCCCCGCATCTTTACCCGTGAAAGCCTGAAGGACTTCTGATGACCGGCGCGGTACTCGAAATCGAATGGGATGACGCCATGGTTCGCGACGCCTGCGAACGGCTGAAGACGTTCGGTGAGCGCCAATCTGATGAGTTTTGGGACGCTGTTGGCCATTCGCTTGTCAGCCACACACAGATGCGGTTCGACACACAGTCCGAGCCGGACGGCACGCCCTGGCTGCCGTCCCAACGCGCGAAGCGGACTGGAGGCCAAACGCTCTACGAAGAAGGGTTTCTCTTTGCGAGCCAGACCTACAACATTCTGCCCGGCGGCGGCGTCGAACAGGGATCGAACCGTGTCTATGCCGCCGCGATGCAATTTGGCAATCGCTACAAGGTTTATGCGCGATCCCAAAGCATCTACCGCAGCAAGGAAAAACTCGAACGTGCGGCCAACACGCCTTTCGGCGAGAAAGTCGACATGTCCCTCTACCGCTTCGTAAAGAAGTCGAAAGCGACATTTGAGAGCCATGTCGAAATACCCGAACACGACGTCTACATCCACGCGCGCCCATATCTCGGCATGAGTGCTGATAACGCGAACGAGATCAGCGCCCTTGCCGGTCGCCACCTTGAAGCTGCCTTGCTGGGGGATCGGCCATGATGCGGGTGGCGGACGTGATCGAACGTCTGACGGCAATACTCGTACCCGATACCTTCTCAATTGTGAGCGGTCTCGGCGAGATGCCTTCCAAACCCGAAGCCGTGCGCTGGAACGGCCGCGCCTTTGTTTTGCCCCTGACCGAAATCGCGGGGACGAATAACGCCGGTACCGGTGTGGTTAGCCAGACGACCGTCCGAGCGGTTCGCGTCCTGATGGGCTTCACTAAGATGAGCGCGCGGCGCATGGGCAACCTCGACAGCGTTGAAGATGTATCCGAGGCCGTGAAGGTCAATCTCGTCGGATGGACGCCTGCCGGCGAGGCTTCGCCCGTGATCTACATGCGCGGCGGCGTCGAACATCAAGATCTTGAACAGGGACTTCTCATTTGGGCCTGCGATTTCGCATGCCCGTACACTCTGGAGGCATAGGTGCAACAAAAATCAACTTACGACGAGACGGCGGCGAAGGCTGCGGCGAAAGCCGGTGCGCTGTTCAAGGCGATCGGCGAGCTGCCACCGACGCAGGCCCCTCTCGTCTACGCCCAGCCACAGGCGGAGCGCGAACGCATAATGGCGCTCGACGGCGCAGCGCGCGAAGCGGCGATCGCCGAACTGGCCAAGCCGAAAGCAGAGACCAACGCGCCCGCGCCGGCGCAGAAGGGAAGCAAGTAGATGTTGCTCGCTAATCAGATGACGTTGCAGGCCGGCCTTGAGACCACGCCCGGCACAGACCCGGTGCTAACCGGAACGGCGGGGTTTCTTGCCTACGACATCAATATCAATCCGGCGGCCGGCACATTCTCCGAAGATCGGCCGGCGAGTGCCGATTGGGGTGCCGACCTCAACGAGCCGAGCGAAGTCTACCAGACGCTGACGTTCAAGACACCTTTCGCCGGATCTGGCGCGGCGGGCACCGCTGCATACTACGGTTGCCTGATGCAAGCGTGTGGCCTTCTTGAAACCATCACCGAGACGACCAAGGTCGAATACACCACCCAGAATTGGGTCGAGGCGACCGCAAAGGCAAGCTCCATCTACTTTGACTGGGGCGGCGTCATGCACAAGATGCCGATGTCTCGCGGCACTCTCAGCATCGTCTGGGCGCGGAACACTGTGCCCATGCTGCAGTGGTCCATGACCGGTTTGGCCACACCGGCTGCCGATGTCGCGTTCCCCGACGTCAAATCCACCGTGGCGGCTCTGTTGCGAGGCGTCCCGATGAATAAGGCCAACACAATAATCTCGATCCACGGGATCACGCCGCCGGTCGAAAGCTTGCAGATCGACCTTGGCAATGTCGTGGCATACAGCAATGTCGCGAACAGCGAACTGGTCGCCATCACCGATCGGATCGTCACCGGCACGATCCAGTTCCGCAAGCAGCCGATCGCGACGTTCGACCCGGTTGCCCGCTACAAGGCCAAGACGACGGGCACTCTTTCTCTGACGCATGGCACCGTTGCCGGCAACATCGTCAAGATCGACGGCGCGCGCGTCCAGTTTGGACAGCCCACGCATGCCAATGTGAATGGCTTTCTCTGCGACAGCATTCCGCTGCGCTTCGCCAAAGCCCCGGCCGGAAACGGCGACCTCAAACTCACGGTGCAGTGACATGTCCAACAAGCGCTTTGTCTATCTGAAATCTATGACCGGCCGATCGGTCATGTTCCCGTGCCAGATCCCGGTTCCGGTGGATGGCGGTATTGAGTTTCAGGAACTCAACGTTCGCTTCCGGCTCGACCATGTGGGCAAGAAAGAGCACGAGGCTCTGTTGAAGGAGGCCGAGAAGACAGCCGACTTTGACGCTTATATCATCGAAAAGGTGGTCGACGGCTTTGCCAACGTGCCCACGGAAGACGAGAGCAGCGTCGACGATGCTTCGATGTTCGAATTGATGCGCGCGACCCCGTACATCCAGAACGGCGTGCTCGCCGGCTATCTGATGATGCGCGAAGGCCGCCTGCCAAAAAACTTCGTGAGGCCGTCCGTTTCCATCTCGGAAGCGTCGGCGGCCCAAGCGGACTAGACGTCGACGCCCTTCGTCAAGAGGCGCGGCAGCGCGGTGTGCCTGACGCAGACATAGACGCAGCCCTGGCCCAGGTAGAGCCCGAGACCAATGAGCCGAAGGAGTTCATCGTTGAGCCCGAGAACCGCGACACGGTGCGGCTATACCTCGCCCTACAAACGCAGTGGAGGGTCGAGACGGGTTCCCTCTACTCGGGGAGCAAGGTCATCGTGTTCACGCGCCGCCATGGGATCGATTACGGCGTTGTTCCCGTCGTCGCAAAAGGCCTCCGCATTCGCCTCACTCCCGACCTTTGGGATGCGCTGCGACAGGTCGAGCAAGAAGCCATTTCCCTCTACGACGCCCGCGAGGAGGCGGCTTTACGCGGCGCGTAAAGGGCTCTTGAGGGGTGTTTTTGCGTCATGAACGGCAGCGACCTCCGAGCAAAACTGACCATCACCGCCGATGCCAAGTCTGTCGTCGGCGCTTCCAAGGAGACAGAGGCCGCACTTGCCGGTGTGAAGGCAAAAGCACGCGACGCCGGCGACACGATGGCAGATACGGCCGCCAAGTTCGATGCTGGGGCTGTGGCGCTTAAGGGACAGACCAGCGCCGCGGCTCAAGCCGAAGCGGCGTTGGCCAAAACTGGTGCTGCACGGCGCGTAGAGGTCGAGGCGATGAGCGCCCAGGCTGCCGCTGGCGATCACGTGATCGGAAAGGTGCGGGCGATGTCAGCGGCCCACGCCGAATACAACGCGACCATCAATGCGGCCCGCGGTGCTCTCGCAGCGAAGAATATCACCGAAGCCGAATATTCGGCTGTGACCGGCGCCGCATCGGCGAAGCTCGCCGTTGACCTGGTTGCTGCCCGAAAGGAGGCCACGGCTACCGGAATGGCGCTCGACGAGCTTGAGGTCAAGCTCGCCAAGCTCGGCAAGTTTGGTGGCGTGAGCCGCGGCGTCATTTCACGCACCAGAGCCGGCCTTTCGGCAATTCCAGATCTCGCTAAAGAGTTTCCCATTGCGTCGGCGGCAACGGCTGCTGCGGCGGCCGTAGTAGCCCTGATGGCAGCCGAGGAAAGTTATGCTCGTTCGGTTGGTCGCCTAAACGTCTCGCTGCAAGCGCACGGAATTTCGATCGCGGCGACTTCCAAACAGTATTCCGGCCTTACCGCGGTCCTCTCTCAATCAGGCGACGTGTCTTCGCGCACGGCTCGTGAAGTTGCGGCGGCCTTCACCGATGCCAATATCGATACTTCGCTTTGGCCGGAGTTGGCAAAGATGTCCCGCGACTATGCTGCGGTATTGGGGACCGATGTTGCCCAAGCCGCGGCAAAAGCTGCGGACGAACTGAAGAAGCCGTCCGAATTCGCCAAGCAGCTGACCCAAGACTACGGGCTTCTCGATCAAGCCACGCTGCGGAACATAAAGGACCTGGAGCAATCTGGCCGGATAACTGAGGCACAGAAGATCATCACCGACGCGTGGTCCGATCGGATCAACAACGCTGCGGAGCAGACCGGATACTGGTCGCGAAAGCTTCGGGAGGCCAAGGCCAGCCTATCTGATCTATGGGACGTTCTTGGCCGCTCCATGGCTCCCGACGTAGCGGACGTGGCTGCTCTAAACAAAGAACTCGCCGACGCGCATAAGGGCATCGGACGGCTTGGATTTCTCCCGCAGACCGGATTTATCCCTCTGAAGCCGCGCCCGATCAAAGATATTCAAGACGATCTTGCCAAGGCGACGAAACAGAAGAACGAAGCAGATCGCAAGCGTGAGGCAGACGACCTAAGCGATCTCATCAACGGCATGGGGCTGAGTTCATATGACGAAAAGCTCCGTACTTTGGAAAACCAACGCAAGCGCGTGATAGACGACTATGCCAAGGGCATTGGCGCGACCGGTGCCGATGGTAAAGCGCTCTCAAAGGACCAGGCCGTTGCTGTGGTCGATCGCGAGATCGCCAAAGCGCGAAAGGAGCGCGCCGATGCGTCCCGCAACCTCAACGAAGTCGAAAAGGAACATTACGAGCGCATTAAAGACCTTTTGAAAGATGCGCCGCAGGTGATCGCCGAAGGCGAACTCGACGCAAGAACGGCGCGGGGCCGCGCGGAGGCCTATCGCAATGGAAGCGTTGCGCTCCAAGACTTTAACGATCAGCAGGAAATCGCCAAGGCGACGCTGCCGTATGTGACGGCCTTAGCTTGGGCTGATGAGGCAGCGCATAGCCGACTTGCCTCGACCATCGCCCGCGTCACGAAGGAGAAGAAGGAGCAGTTGGCCGCTGACCACGCCCTGGAGGCAATGCAAAATATCGATCAGCAGATCGGATCTGCTAGCGGCCTCATGGCGAATGCGATGGCGGATGCAAAGCTCGCTGTCGGCCGAAAAGAGATCAATGAGTGGTACGAAATCAATGCAAAAAAACTCGAAGCGGCAGGGCTGAGTTGGGACGAGTATCACGAGAAACTTGACCTTCTCATGGGGCATAAGCTCACCAATCTTTATGAAGAGGACTTGCGAAACAGACAGGATTGGGCTTCTGGCATCATGCGTGCCAACAGCGACATCCTGCGTTCGAACCAAGACTGGGCATCGAAGAGCGAAGGCTTTCTTCGTGGTTGGGCACAGACGGGTGAAGACACGTTCGCGAACTTCGCAAAAACCGGGAAGCTGAGCTTCGGAGGCCTGACGGACTTCATCCTCGATCAGTTCTCCCGCATGGTGTACCAGAAGTACATTTCCGGCGCGATGAACTCGATCGGCGGCGGAATTCTCGACACACTCGGCGGCTTCCTTGGAATGTCCGGCGGTGGTGCATCTTTTCTTTCTGGAATTTTTCACACTGGCGGCGATATCGCCTCGCCCGTCGCCACGCGCGAAGTTCCCTCGTCCTTGTTCTATGGCGCGCCGCGCTATCATGGCGGCGGACCAATCTTGGGTCCGGGTGAAGTCCCCATCATCGCCAAGGACGATGAATGGGTGTTGACGAAGGAGCAGAGGACGCAATCCGATCAGGTCATCGACCGGTGGGAAGCGGCCTTAAGCCGCCCGACCGTGCTGCAACTTCCGGCCGGCGCCGGTGCAGGCATGGGGTCACCGATGCCGAAGATCGAATTCCACAATCACGGCGAACCTCTGCAAGCGACCCAGCAATACGACGCATCCGCGAACGTCGTTCGTGTTGATGTGAAACGGGACATGGGCAAGGCCTTCTCCTCCATCATCGCATCGGGCGGTGCCGATAAAGCGCTCAAGCGCTACGGCGCTGCCCCTATTTTGAAGCGGAGGAGCTGATGCCGGCGTGGCCTTCCGACCTTCCTGTTCCACGCTGGGGTGGATTTCAGATCGCGCCCGCACCTGTCGCTCGGCGCTTCGAAGTGGATGTCGGTCCTGCCAAGCAGAGCCAGACAACCACGGCATCATTCGACCGCATATCGCTGGTGTACCGATGCACCGGCGCCGAGATGTCGAAGATCTTCTCCTTTTTCAAAAAGGAAGGCGCCGGCGGCGGTGTGTGGTTCGATTTCGTTCAGCCTTTCACTGGTGAAACCGTAAATGCCCGCTTCGTCGCCGATGCGCCGCCGAGCGGTGTCGAGAGGGCTCCGAAGTTTGACGTGACCGTGCCGCTGGAAGTCGACAAATGGTAAGCGAATATTTCATCAACGACGCCAACAAGGATGTTAGCAGCGATCCTCGCTTGGTGCTGTTGACCATCACCCATGCGACCCTTACCGATCCGATCAGGCTGGTGCTGAATGGAGAAGACTTTGTTTCCCGTGGGCACACCTATCGGTTCTGTCCGTTTGAGATTATTCCTCCTGAGCAAACGGCTGACGGCCTACAACCGGCCAGCCTCAGGATTGAAAACATCTCCGGCGAAATAATCGCCACATTACGCCAAGCGGCCGGGACGAGTGAGCCGCCGGAGGCGAGATGGGAGTTGGTGTTTGCATCTGCGCCGGATGTCGTTGAGACCAAATGGCCTGGGCTAGTCTTTATTGATGCGCGCTACGACGATGCGATCGAGGTCACTCTCGGCATGCCTGACCTGACCCGGGAGCCGTTCTCGCAATACCGCTTTACGCGCAAAACGCACCCGGGGCTCGTCTACTGATGAGCACACTCAAAGAGCAATGCGCAAAATACGTCGGCGTACCGTTTCAGGAGCGGGGCGCGAACCCAAGCGGCTGGGATTGCTGGGGCTTGGTGCATTGGATCGGCGTGCACGAACTCGGAAAGTCGTGGCCGGATTATCAGGAGGCATATGCCACACTGAAAGGCTACGACCGGGCAAGCGTGGAGATGGTGACGGCCGCTCTCGTTGGAGAATGGAGGCGGCTTTCGGCGCCGGTCGAGGGTTGCGTGATTGGCTTTGATAAGCGCGGTCGCACCGACGATCCACGCCTCTACCATGTTGGCTTGGTGCTGAACGACGACGAAATGTTGCACGTGCAGGAAAACGCCATCGGCGGAACTGTGATCGTGTCGTTCAGGTCATTCGTCTATGCGCCGTTTATTGCTGGCTTCTGGGAGCGGTTATGAGCGGCCTCGACGTCCAGATCGCCGCGCCTATCGGTGGTCGTCGCAAGACGATCCAAATCACCGATCCGCTGACGCTCGGCGAAATCCTTGATCGCGCGATCAGCGATGGCCTAATTGACCCCGACGAGATGGGCCGGGTCCGGACCTACGTCAACCAATCTGAAATCCAGCCCTGCAATCGCGACCATGTCGTTCCGGAACCGGGCGACTATGTTCTGCTCTACCCGACCCCGCAGTTCGAAACCATCGCGATGGCGATCACGACCATCGTGGCGGCACTTTCGCCGGGCGTGGTCACCGCCGCGATCGGCTCTACGTTTGGCATCACGTCGCTCGCCGCAGCCCAGGCGATCTATGGGCTTGTTGCCCTCACCGAGCTGTCGGCACTTGGCGCCGCCGGATCATTGGTCGCCCGTGTGTTGGGCGGCAATAAGGCGAGCACGTCGGCGACGTACGGCATAACAGGTTCCTCGAACACCGCCGATCCGGACGGCGTTTGCCCCGTGTTGCTGGGCAAGCGCCGCGTCGTGCCGCGGTTGGCAGCATCGACCTGGACCGAGGCTGTTGGCGACGACGTCTATCTGCGCATGCTGGTTCAGTGGAGCGTTGGGCCGGTGCGGCTGAGCGATCTTCGCATCGGCGAAACGCCTCTTAGCGTCTTCAAAGATGTTGAGGTGCAGCACCGGCTAACTCCCGAAGATCCGTTTCCCTCTCTGTACGATCGCGTCGTCCGCGAGGACACCTATGGGTCGCTCGAGCTCGTGCATGACAATGGCTGGGTGCAACGGCAGACCCAGAAGGATACCACGCTTATCAGCATCGATCTGTCGTGGACGTCTTTGGCCTGGAACGGCAAGGACCCCGCGACGGTTGAAATCCATTTTCAATATCGTCCAATCGACAGCGGCGTGTGGCTCGACGCCCCCGTTGGCGTCGGCGGGGTGGTTACCTATCGCGAGACCAAGCCACAGGCTTTCCGGCGCAACGTCAGTTGGGCTGTTGCGAAGGGCCAGTATGACGTCCGCATTCTCCGCGTGACCGAGGATGCCGGCGACAAGGCCCCGAGACTGCAAGATCAAGTGTTTTGGACCTGTATGCGATCGTTCGGCGAAGGCCGTCCAGTTTTGGGCGATAACTTCGCTCTTACAGCTCTGCGCATCCGCGCCACCAACCAGCTCAATGGCCAAGTCGCCGAACTGAACGCCATTGCCGAAGCCCTGATCCCGACCTGGGATGTTGGGGTCAAAGAGTTTGTTGGGCGCGATGCTTCAAGCAATCCCGGCGATCAGATGAATTGGGTCGCACGCGGCCCGGCGAACGCGCGTCCGCTGGAGGGTCGCGTCAACGTGGCGAACTTCGGCAAGTTTGCCGAAACCTGTGCCGCCAAAGGATGGAAGTGCGACACGATCATCGAAAGCGAGATGAGCGTCGAGCAGGTTTTGACGCTAGTGGCGCTTTCCGGGCACGCGCTCGGCACGCCGTGGGTGGAAGGCCTCCTGACAGTCGCGATCGATGATGAGCGCCCAGCACCGGCGCAGGTATTTTCTGGCCGAAACGTCCGGAATTTTTCGGGAGCGATCACATTCCCAGAGCCTCTGCACGCCGTAAATGTGAGCTTCTACGACGCTGCATCCGGCTATCAAAAGGAGGTTCGCACCGTCTATGCTGACGGATACGATGCGAGCAACGCCACGGCGATCGAGGCAATCCATACGGACACCAAGACCGATGCGGCTGAAGCCTTTGTTTATGGCTGGCGCTATATTCATCAGCGCACGCACCGGCCGGAAACCTACGACTGGGATTGCGATCGCGAAGGGCTGGTCGCGCCGTGGGGCGCACGTGTCGATGTCGCGCATCCCCGCATGCTGGTTGGAATTCGCGGCACGCGTATCAAGCAAGTGCTGACGCGTGAAGACGACGGCTATGTCACCGGTTTTGTGATCGACGAAGAAGTTCCGATGGAGGAAGGCACATCCTATGTGCTGAAGGCTCAGCGCGGTTCCTCGATCGGTCTTATGTCAATTGTAACTGTTGCAGGTACCACCGACACGCTGACGCTTGTCACCCCGCGTGCGCCCGCAGCTGCACCGGTGGTTGGCAATCACTGTGTGTTCGGTGTGGCCGGAAATGAAACGCTTCAGGCGTTGCTCGTGGGTGTGGGCGTTAAGGCGGACCAAACCGCCCACCTCACATGCATTCCCTACGCTCCCGAGTTGCTGGCTGATGGCGGGGTTATACCGCCATGGGACCCGAAAGTCACACCGCGCTCGTTGAGCGAGCCGATCGCGACTAGTCACTTTACACCGACGGTTCGCAGGGCGATCGATGATGAAACTATCGCTAGGCTTGCAAACGACCCTGTTCCGAATGAAGGTGTCGACGAGGACAAGCTCGCGCCGTCCGTAAAGGACGCTATTATCGCGGCGAAAAACACCGCCGATCAAGCCAAGGAAGAAGCGTCCTCCGCGCAGCAGGCCGCCAATCAGTTTGCGAGTGAGGCAGCGGCCTCCTCTCGTGAACTGATTGACAAGATGCAAGCCGCTATTTTGGCGGCGTCGGTTGGCCTGCTCGGCAGCGCTACTGACCTTCAGTCCGTCCGAGCATCGATATCGTCGGCGACCGGGGCAGCTTTCGCGGAAATTGCGTCGCAGATCGATATGGCTACCGGTCCAAATTCTGCCTTGGCTCGGCGCCTCGACACGATGCTGACCAAGGTGGATGCGGGCGATACCTACTTGTCGGTCACCGCGGCAGCGTTGACCTATCTATCGTCAACCGCCGCTGCGAACACCTATCTGTCGCAATCGACAGCGCAGCTCGTCTATCAGAGCAGGAACGATGCTGCGGCGACGTTCCTGACGATCGCGGCCGCAGCGACTACATATTTGTCTCAAACGGCCGCTGGAAACACGTACCTCACCCAGTCGTCGGCCAGCAGCACGTATCTTTCGAAATCAGAGGCGTCGTCCACCTATCTGACGGCGTCTGCGGCTTCGACCACGTACCTCACCACAACGGCTGCGGCGAGCAACTATGCGACTCAATCGACCGTCTCGCTGGTGTCGAGTGCCGCCAACTCCAAGAACCGTACCTTCGCCCAGACCTCGGCGCCGGCCGCGCTGGCGGTTGGTGATCTGTGGTTCGACACCGACGACGCCAATCATCCCTATCAGTGGGGATTGAACGCCGCCTGGAATGATATTCGGGACACAGCGTTCATCGCTGCTGACAATGCTGTCCTATCCACCGTTGCTTCGACCTATCTGACCACAACAGCGGCAGGGAACACGTACCTGACGCAGGCCTCTGCGACAGCGACCTATCTGCCGTCCGGAACTGCGGCATCCACCTACCTGACGATTGGGTCCGCCTCATCTACCTACCTGTCTCAAAGCGCGGCTGGGAACACCTATCTCACGCAGGCGTCGGCTGCGGCAAACTACGAAACGAAGTCAGATCTCACCGCAAATTACCTGAAGATCTCGGACGCGTCGTCGACGTACCTGAACCAGACCTCTGCCGCGAACACCTATCTCAAGCAGGCCGACGCGGCTTCAACTTATTTGAGCCAATCGGCAGCGGGTAGCACCTACCTGACATCTACCGCAGCGGCGAGCACATACCTTAAGACCACCGACGCGTCCTCGACTTATCTGTCGTTGTCGACGGCGAGCGCAAACTACCTGACGAAGGCCGATGCCTCTTCAACCTATGTGACCCAGGCCAGCGCGTCTGCGAACTACCTTACGCAAGCATCGGCGGCCGCGAACTATGCCTCGATCACGACCGTCAATGGCATCGACGCCAAGGTCGGTAACATCTATGCCGGCGGCTATATCCGATTTGCTGCGACGGCCGCGCCGACAGGCTACGACTCCCAGGTCGCAATCACCGCATCAGGAACCTCTGGCGGCAACTCTGCAACTGCAGGTCTGTTCTTGAAGGTGAAGAACGGCCTGTCCTACATCGACATCGTTGCTTCCCGAACATCATTCGTTGCTGATGACGGAACTACCTTCGCGGCCTTCGATGGTGCCACGAAGATGCTGATCCTCGATCGCATTCAGACAGGCGGCCTAACCAACCTGAATTTCTGGACGTCTGGACAGCTCACGAATTGGTGGCCTGGGTTGGCGGAGCAGCCGAGCGCTGTGCCCGATATGCCAGCGACAAAGTTCGATCTCCCAGCCAACACCATCACGGCGATCAGCACCGGCAACTCTATTCCATTCAACGTGAACGGCGCCTCCGCCACAATCGTTATGCAGTTCATGTGCACCTATCAGCCGCAGACTTCATCGCAGGTCACGATGCGCGCAGGTTTCATGGTGAAGAACACCATCATTGGAAAATACCAGTACATGGACGAGAGCATGGTCGCGGTGTCGACCGGGTCAAACGCCATCTATCAGACAATCATCGCGCGCTGCCGCATTCCGTCCAGTTGGTACACGCAGGTGCTGCCGTGGCTGTTCAATACGAGCGGCGACACGATGCACGTCAAGTCCGTTTCTGTAGAAATCCTTCAAAACACCAAATGAGGTGACTGCAATGAGTGAGACTACAAATTCAGCTGTGGCCGGAGCCATGACCGTGGAGATGCGCCTCGAACTCTCTGAGCGCCGGTACCAAAAGCTCCTGGAGCGAGTGACGCGGTCTGAAAGCGAAGCCGCGACATTCGCCGGCGAGCGCGAGTATTTCCAGAGCTTGGTCCAGCAGGGGCGCGAAGAGGTGGTTCGCCTGCTCAGTTTGATCGAGGAGAAAGACGCAGCAATTGCGGCCCTTGAGGCGAGGACCGCTGCCAAGCCACAGCCGGCCAGCAAAAAGAAAGCTGGCGGCTAACCCACTTAATAGAAGCATCTCAAGGACGATAGCTGATGGCGACCATCACTCGTTACAATGTCGGCACTGCGACGGTAGCCAAAGGTGGAGCCGTTGTTACTTTCGGCGGTGCCGCTGTTCTCGACACGATCCGCGTCAATGACCTGTTCATGGGCATGGCGCCGATCGTCGCTGTCGATCCCGTGGCACGCACTGCCACCCTGGAAGCGCCTGGCTGGATCTTCGATGCCCTGAACGCTTCGCCGTACCACATCTCCTATTTGCCACCTGCCGCGCAGCTTGAAGGTGCGGTCCGCACGATGGTGAATGTGATCGCTACGGGCTCTGTGTTCGACAGCCCGGATACGACCATCGCATCGGCAGCAAACGGAACGACCGACATTGGCGCGCAGCCGACCTACGTTCTGACGGTGACGGGCACAAACGCGATCACGTCGTTTGGGACCAAGCCGGCGAAGTTTCGGGTCGTGACCTTCTTGGGCGCCTTGACCCTGACGCACAACGCGGCTTCGCTGATCCTCAAGGGCGCCGCCAACCGACAGACCGCGGCCGGCGACACCGGGTTCTATGTTTCGGACGGCTCCGGAAACTGGCGCGAAGTTGGCTACTTCGCGGCCAGCGGCTATGTAACGCCTTCTGGTGTCCAGGTGCTTTCGAACAAGACGTTCAGCGGCAACACTTATTTTCCCAGCGGTGTGTGGGCCGCCGACGGCAAGGTTGGCATTGGAACAACCGCGGTCGACGCTAATTCTTTGCTGCACGTCAGCGGCCAAGTATTTGTTTCGCAGGGATACAGCTTATCTCTTGGCTATGGCTCTGGGTCTTATGCAGGCGGTATCATTTTCAGGGCGAACCCCGTTTCGGGGGGTAGGGCGTGGCTTATCCGTACCGACGATACCGCAAACGGCGACTTTGTTCTGAAGCGCTCCACTGCCTATGACACGAGCCCGTCGGTCACGGTTTTATGTGCTGATCGCGGCGGGAATATTGGTATTGGCACCGCCACTCCTAAAGCGCGCGCGCAGATATTCGGCGCGACGAATACAAACCTGCTGGTCGTTGGCAGCGGTACGTCGTCCAATTTGATCGACGGATCACCGATCTTGATCGAGAGCGCGCAGAACGCCCCGGCCAGCGTGTCGCTACTACAAAACAGCGTCTTTTTGGGCTCTCTGGGGTCGAAAGCTGGGGACAGCAATTTCTATATAACAAATGGGACCGATGGGTCTGCGTTGGGAACGCCGGGGCGGAGCGTCACGCTTACTACCGCGGGTAACGTCGGCATCGGGACGACTAGTCCCTTGCGGCAGCTTACGCTCGCTAACGGCACGGGCGATGCCGCAATGCGTATCGATAGCCCCGTTGCGAATAATGCGTACCTCGAATTCTCCAAGGCGAACGTTATCAAATGGCAGATATATTTGCCCAGCAATAGCAATGACCTGCGATTCTGGGATGCCACGAGCGACCGTCTCACGCTCCAGAACGGTGGCAACGTCGGTATCGGTACGACGGCTCCAACGAAATTGCTCACGGTCTACAGCAATCAGAGCTACACGACTAATGAAAGTCAGGCGGTCTTCGCTGTTGGTAACACGAACAACAACGGCATCTATGGGTATATCACGGTAAATCAGACCGCAAAGACAGTCACGGTAGCTGGTGTTCGTGCTGGGCAGGCGAACGATGTTTCAATTTTATTGAACCCAGCTGGCGGCAATGTTGGCATCGGTACGACCAGCCCCGGCGCTCAGCTTGATATTTTTGATGGTAGTAATCACTGCCAAATCCAAGGAAGTACCGTGCAGCTAACGCGCACTACAGGACCCGCGTACATTTGGTCTATCGCGTCAGGAGGTACGCTGTGTCTTGGTACAGGCGGTACAATGGGGGTGGCTGAAGCATCGCTAGTTTTGAGCACGGGTCGAGCGTGCTTTTTTAACGGCAACGTCGGTGTTGGGTCCTCGTCATTCGGCAATAATGGCGTGTACGTTATCGCGATAGGGAGCGGCACGCCGCCCACATCAAATATCGCAGGTGGCCAACTCTACGTCGAAAATGGCGTTCTGAAATATCGCGGTTCGAACGGAACCGTGACGCAGCTTGCCGCGGCATAGCGGCTAACTTCAATCAAGGAGACGAGGTGCAATCATGATTACCTATAAATGGGGCCTTCAGTGCGACCCGATCGTCGTCCCGTCCGAGGATGGACTGACGAATGTCGTTAAGACAGTGCACTGGGATTTTGCCGGTACTGACGAGAGCGGTGTTACGGCCAGATGCATCGGCTGCACGATCCTCGGCGGTCCTGATCGCGATGCGTTCGCGGCATTCGAGACACTCACGCTTGATACCGTGATGGGCTGGGTGCACGCCGCGATCGGGGGAGAGAGGGTCAACCAGATGAAGGAAGATCTGGCGCAGCAGATCGCCTTTCAAAAGGACCAGAACCGGCCCCGTCCGATGCCTCTCGTTCGGCAGGAGGGCTGATCGTGAAAGGCATCAAAATCGACATCACCCCTATCCAGCCGCGCCGGCGCTCAGTCGAGCATGCGCGGACCGCCTATTATGAGGCCCACAAGAACAAGGGCGCGATTGCCGTCAGCCCGTTCGAAGAGGCTGGAATTGTCGAGGCTATGGCCCTCGATGTTCCGGGCGTGCTTTACGATCTCTTGTCGCAGCGCCCGCGGCAGGCCCAGCAGTTTGGAACGGACGAGGTCCGGGCCAGGGCCAAAGTTATGCGGGTGTTCGACGCTCTGCCGCCCGGCGCCGAATTCGTCGTGCTGGAGAGCGCCCATTTCGAGACGCTCAAGCGAGCGCTCAAAGACGCTGACTTCATGTCGGCCTCGATCGAAATGGACGATCTGGCTGAGCGCATCGAGAGCGCGACCACGGTCGAAATGGTCGAAGCGGTCAGCGCTCCTTCCGCCTGA